CCTCGCACAAGGGAGACTATCGACGAGGCAGGGAGACCGGAAGTTGTCTATCTAAATAATCCATCTGCGGCCCTAGCAGAATTCATTGAAGAGGTAAACTATCGAATAGCTGTCAAGGAACTAGCCAACGACCTAGAGAAGTACGCGGTCACTCCCCACGCACAGCAAGCAACCCGTGTGGCTTATGATGAGGCACGAGAGAAGGCACAGAGTCTCTCCACACAGTTAGAGGACTTGACCCGAACTCGTCTGGTTATGCTTGATGAGGAACGTTTAGCTGAGGCAGCGGGTGAGGTAAAGAATGCTGAACGTCTGCGAAGCAATCTTACAGCTATTGAACTAGACCTTGACCAAACCAACAAGGAGCTAAAGACTGCCCGCTCTCAGGCCAAGCGACTGCAAAAGACAGTTGCTTACGAGAAAAAGACTTTCCGTTCTATCAACATAGAGCTACAAGGAATCCGTGAGCCGTTTGCTGGAGGCAAGCTCTACCCTAAGTCTGTAGCAGATACAGTTGAACGAACTCTCCGCCTAAACCACCGTGGTATTGTCTATGGCACAGCTGTCAAGGGCCTTGAGCTTCTGCGGGAAGTCAACAAAGTATTCAAGCCTGTCTGGGCTAGCGCGGACATGTCATTCATCGGGCTACAGACCTTGCCCTCTCTTGCTGTCAATCCTGTTGCTTTCGCAGATATGATGAAAGTCACATTCTCCAGTGCAGTCGATGGAGACGTGTACAATGCTTGGGTTCACTCGCACTTACCTCTTCTACAGGATATGATTGACGATGGTGTTCCCATGTTGGGCACCGAACTCAGCGCAACAGACCTACTAAACCGTATCGAGAAGACTGCCGGAAAATGGAGCACTAAGTACACCCCACTGTGGTTTATGAAGGGTGGAAACCATATGTGGAATAGGGCGGTGAACATGATTGGTGCTTCTCTATATGAGCAGAATCGTGCTCTTATGGAAGAGGTTGGTCACAGCAACTATCTACATCTTGCCCAGAAAGCATTTGGCCCCAATATCGTTGGCAAGGACATAACCTCTGCCAGACGTGCTTTGGCCGATGTTGTGTCGCACGGTACTGGACGACTCTCGGCCAATGACCTCATGCACCGTGGCCCAGGAATGAGGCTTCTATCTGACTCTATTCTATTCGCCGGACAATACTTTGAGTCGTACTTACGGCTCATTATGGACGCACGGCGATTAGGAATTCGTGGCAATCTTGGGCGTCGTCTCCTAGCAGGATGGGCAACTACAGCTATTGGTGGTTATGTTGCTCTATCTTATATACTAGGACAGGAACCAAAACTAGACCCCACGAAGTATGGCTCCCAGATTCTTACTGTGCGTTTGGGAAATCAGAACGTGGGATTTGGTGGTGTATTGCAGCAGCTTATGCTCTATGGGGGCAGACTGTCAGAAGCAAAAAGTCCTCAAGATGTTTTTGATATTACTGAGAGGTTCGTCCGCAGCAAGCAATCTCCGGCCCTATCCTTTGCCTCAGACCTATTCATCAATCGTGCGGATTACATAGGGCGCAAGCTTGACACTCGTAATTCCATCCTTGCATATTTAGCCAGTCGTTTTGTCCCCTTTGTGGGCCAAGATATGCTTCGGGAAACGCTAGCAAGGGGACTATCTGGAGATTGGAGACTCCCAGAGGAATTGAATCCTACCAATGTAATAGGGACACTTCTCGGAGGTCGGTCGTTCCCTGTCTCCAAGAAGACCCTCCGTAATGAAATCGGAGTGGAAGAGTATCGTCTAAATAATCCACAATCCAAGGAGACTGACGAGTATATTGTAGACAACTACATAAATCCCCAAGTCTTCATGAGTGACCCTGAGAACTATCCGCGTACTATGAAGGCACAAGAAGAGGTAGATGCGTGGCAGCGAGAGACTGGTTCAAAGTGGCAGGAATATTCTGATAAGCGACAGAGTTATAATGATAATCAATTCCAGAAGGATATTGAAGATGGGGCTAAGGAAATTCAATGGGGTCGCGCTGGCGGAGGGGTAACATTTCGAGAGGATGTACTGCCAGAAGCCTATGCTGGAAAGAACTCATATAACGACCAGACACTTCTAGACCTTGGGCTCAATCCAGATGACTTGCCCGAAGTACAGGGGAACGACATCAAACTTCTGCGAGACTATCATGCACTGAATTATGATAGTTATAAGGCAGCGGATGGAATTACTCCCGACCCAGAGGGGTACAAAGCTGCTCAACAGAGTATCCTGAACCAGATGTCCCCTGCTATGAGAGGCTTCATTGAGTCTGGCAAGGATGGTAGGATTACGTCAAGGAAGGGTAAAGACGCAAATACTCGCCTAATTTCTACTCGTACTGACCTTCGACGGTGGTTTGATGCTCCGAAATATAAGGGACTCACTGGAGACGAAAGTAAACAGGTTGACCAACTCCTTGAGTGGGCCTCTACTCTACACGACATGGCAACTCTATCCGGTGTATCCATCGACCGCCGAAAGATTATAGCAATGATGGGGTCTATTCCTCAATATTCTAAGCTTGCTGCTGTCGCCTTCTTCGCTACCTTCGAGGGTCTGAAGAGTATGGTTCTCAGCGATGAGCAGGAAAAGATAACGATGTCCAACGGGGATTTGGCAGTTTTCTACCCATTCACCTACGAAGATTTATCTGACGAACTCAAGGTAGACTGGGCAAAACTGTATGGAATGAGATAATTCTGTGCAGGACTTGACAAACTTGCCTAAGTGTGTTATAATGAAGATTAGGTAAGAATGATTAGTTTCAAGACAGGAGGTTTCCATGCTGGACGAGGATACGACTTCCACCGAGGAGTCTACCGACCAGACGAAAGAGACAACCGACGAGACTACATCCGATGCGACGGATAAGACCGTAACATTGACCGATGAGCAGATTGCTTCTTTGGTTAAGGATGAACGGCTCGCAAAAATAATTCAGTCCGAGGCCGACAAGAGGGCTGCGACTATCGAGAAGCGTATGCGAGTGGAGCAGAGCCAAAGGCTTGCTGCTTCCAAAGCACAGCGCGAACAGGATGAGTTGCTGTCCTTAGTTGACGATGAGGACTATGAGGGTTTAGGTAAGCGCACTGCCCAGACTCTCCAAAGTACAAGGAGTATGCAGGATGCAGCAGTGCAGTTCTCAGGTGCGCTAGAGGGTATTCTAAAGGAACACCCTGAATTCCGTGGGTTAGGACAAGACAGGATTGATGAGGTTTACCAAGATGTCATTGATAAGCAAGGCAACGTGGTAGATTTCATGATTGGTCTATCTAAGGCACGGGAATCACAGGCGATAGAGGTGTCCATCGCCACGGCTCAAAAAGCTTTTGCTGCAGAATTGGATGCCAAACTAACAGAATATGGACTCTCTCGCAGAGACAAAGAGGGCGGGCCTGACGAAAATGTGTCAGGAGCCACAGGTAATGTGGCAACGGCTGACGAGGATGCACTCCTCGAAAACCCGAACACACCAACCAAAGTCCTCAAGGAAATTCTTGCCAAGCGGGGGATACAAACTTAATAAAGGAAAATAGAAATGGCATCAGGAGAAACCAATACTGGTTCTCTAGGCGATAGTCTACCTACGATGGTTGCCTCGGCCCGTATCGTGCGAGAGTACGAGGGCACGGTGCAGCGGCTCGTAGAGAACCAGACTCTCGGAGAAGGGACTGGGTTGTCCTGGCGTGAGGTTAGTTTCGCTGCTCTGGCAAGTCAGAATATCACTGAAACGACACAGTTGGATAACCCTCAGCAGCTTTCGGACGCTCTCATCTCCGTCACCCCGTCCGTTATCGGAATTCACACAGTCGTTACCGACCGAGTGAAGGCTCGCATCGCCAAGAACGCTCTTGCGAAGATTGGTGGGCTGGCTCAGAACGCGGTTGAGAGGAAGAAGGCACAGGACGGGCACACAATGCTCGACGGTGCTACGACCTCTCTCCCTGGTACTGGTAACACTCTCACTTCTGGCCACATTGCGGCTGCGGCCTCCCGTGCCCGCCTTGGCGGAACAGCAGAACCCTCCAACCCCCCACACTACGCTGTCCTTCACCCCTATCAGATTAAAGACCTGTTCGATGTGGTGACGGCTGGTGTTGGTACATACAACATCCCCGAAGGTGAAACCGCCCGTGTCTTCAAGGAAGGCTTTAGAGGTTCCATCTCCGGTGTTCAGATTTTCGAGGACAACCTTCTGGCAGCGGACGCAACTCCAGATGTCAAGGGTGGTGTCTTCGCCAAGGAAGCGATTATTCTCGTGCAGGGTCGCTCTCCTCGGATGGTTAACCTGCGTAACGAAAAGCTCGGCGGTGGTGCCGACGAAGTCATCCTCTACGATGAGTACGCCTATGGCGAACGTTCAGTTGGCAACTGGCTGTACGAAATCATGAGTGATGCTACCGCACCCACGTCGTAACCCAATCACCTCAGGACGAGGTAGAAAGGACAACTAAATAATGGCCATTCAGGACGAATTTGGCCGAATAGGATTTTTCGAGGACTTTGGTGGTTATAATGCCACCGCCTCAATTGCAGACGCAACAGCGGGCACACGGTATAACCAAATCTCTTTGGTTGCCGTGAGCGGTGCTGTTGACTTCATCAACACAGTAGACGAGTCCGGTGGTGTTGCTTCCTTCAGTGGCGCTGCCGGAGCCGGTGACGGTATTGCTATGTTCGGTGCGCCGATGCAGCCCTCCACCAACGGTACTATTAGTATGGGTGCGCGGTTCAAGGGTGCCTCAGCGACAGACCTGCGTGTATTCGTGGGTTGGGCCGAGACGGTTGCCTTGGCCGAGCCCATTAACCCGTTCACTCTGAGTGGCTCGACTCTGACTTCAAACGATGCTGGTAACGCGGTTGGTTTCTACGCTGACACGGGTGCCACCACGGATGACTTCAGATTCCACTACTCACTGGACGGGGCAGAGGCCACGACCGCTGCCCTCGATTTTGCTCGTGAGGGCTCGACCACGCTTGGTGCCTTGGGTATCCGCGCTGGTTGCACTATCACTGCAGATTCGTGGTACGTCGCTAAGGTCGAGATTGCTCCTAGCGGTAAGTGCTCTGGCTACTTCGGTGGGCCTGGGATGGGGAACCAGCTTGGGTTGACCCCTGTTGCCGAACTTAGGGCAGGTACTTTCGACCAGACGGCGCTAGTTTACCCCGTGCTGTATCTCCTGGCGGAATCTACAGGTGACCCTCTTCTGGAGTGTGACTACTTCTGGGCACGGGGCTTCCGTGAGTGGACTACGTAACAATTGAATAGCAAGGCTTACGAGGGGTGAGCCTAGTGAAATCACCCCTCACCTATCAAGTGCAGCCTTAGCTGCTAGGAAAGGAAAACGAAATGGCAACAAGTCCTGTTCATAAGGGATGGTTGCGTGATATTCATAATGGTCGCCTCGCGGCTGTTTACAACGGCACTGAGGTTTTTGACTTTGATGCAAACGATTTGGACGTAGCAGTTGCCGCTATCTTTTCGGCTGATGTTAAATTTGAACTAACCATTACTGCTGGTGCAGATGGTGTTGGTGCAGATGGGGAGCAGCTTACCTCTGGTGGTGCTGCTGCCGAGTGTGATTGGGCCGCTGCCGCCTGCCTCCGTGAATATAAGAATGTTCAGGGGGAACGAACCGATGCACAGGAAGTGCTCTCTCAGATAATTGCAACTCCTGTGTATGACTTCCAGTACAAGAGTAAGGCTGAGAGTGATGAGCATGTTATCTCTACGGGCGACCTAACCACTACATACACGGGAATCATGGCTGACGAAGCTCCGTGGGCAACACATTACAAGGGGCGGATTCTTAACCCCATCAACACGTTTGGGTACACCGTTTTGGCTATCAAGGCTCTGAACGAGAAGATTGCCAAGCTTGAGACGATGGTTAGTTAATATCATGAACGTACCTATAGAGTTTCTATTTCAACTATATGGTGAGGCTATGGTCAAAATCCGTCTATTGGAAAATGAAATTCTTAGGTTGTCCGAGCCAGAGAAAGAAAAGGAAGAATAGTGTTCTTCGAGGTAGCGACAGAGGAGGATGAGGCTCGCCTAGCCGAGATTCTCAAACGTGAAGAGAAACTACTCAAAACTAGGCAAAACTTAGATGAAAGGATAAGGGAGAAAAACGGTGGAAGGGCTTACGTTTCCAGCGACCGTAGTGTACGCCGACGAATTGGCATACGGTCTATCCGAAGTTAACCTCCTCTCTCCTCTGTCGGATGCCATCACGGGAGTGGGGCAGACAATGCGCCGCTACCAAATCATCATAGTAAATCGTAACGACCAATTGGCTGAATACCGAGAGGACTTGGGTTTGGCCTCAGACTTCGACGCTATTCAGTTCCGTATTCCCAGCTTTTGGGTACATACAGTGGGAGAGCTAAAGGAAATGGCTGAAACCCTGCGACTGAACGAGCCAAGTTACTTGCACGAGGCGATACCAGTGCCAGATTCCGAGAAGTTCTGGCGAAGGTACAACGACTTGAACGAGGGAATTAGGGCATACAGAAAGGGGAAAAAGCACTATGCCTAAGGACAATCAGAACATGGCACCTGACTCCGACGACAACGAGGAAATCATTGCCTTCCTTCAGGGAGACATGGACAGGGCACAGGAACCAGGGGATATGCCGCCTGGAACTATTGTAGACACAGGAAAGAGTGAGGAAACTCCCTTCCCAAGTGTGGTGGCGTCTGTTGAGAGTGCGGGGTATGTAACTCTGTACAATCGTCAGACGGGTGACCCCAGTATTATCAACATTAACAACTTGTCACCCAAACTGAAGCAGCGGTATAACGATGGGCCGTTCACAGGGGAGCTAGTATTCACTCTTCGTGACCCTGGTTTCCGACCTCCGAAGGGTACGGAACTCTGTTGGCTACACGCTGACCATCCCCGTCGGGCTGAGTTTGACAAGTATGGCTTTGCGGTGTGTCCTGCAGGTAGTCTACAGTCGGAATACCAGCGAGACCGACACGCTGAGAAGAGGCACAACACGGAGTTTGCAATCATTAAGGATATGCTGAGGCGCGAGAAGGACTCACAGCGAGATGACATCGAGGCGCAAGACCGTGAAGAGCGTCGCAAACTGCTAGAGATTCTAGCGAATAGAGGGTAAATTATGGCTCGATTTTCAATGAC